GGAAAAGAAATTTCATATAAATATAATAGAAAATCATTTTCACCAGATATGGATGTATCTGGAGAGTCAGCAGAAATACAGGCTCTAGCTGGTGCTTTATGGACAGATGAAATAAAGTCAGCATGGGCAGATAAACAAGCTGAAGAAGTTTAACAAACAAGGAGTCAATAATGGCTAAAAAACAAAAAGAACAGAAGCCAGTCTTGACCTTAGATGATAAAGAATATATCATTGAGGATATGACTGATGAGCAGAAAGTAATGGTAAATCATCTTAATGATATACAGAATAAGCAGAGAACAAATCAATTTGTTGCTGAGCAGTTATCAGTTGGACATAATGCATTTGTTAATATGCTTAAAGAGTCTTTATCTAAAGAAGAGGAATCAGAGGACAAGTAAATGCTGATAAGGAAAAGTTCTCAGGGTCACGATCTAAAGTTATATAGAAATACAACTCCTAGTTCTACCCGTACAAAGAAATACCCAGATGGTACAACAGAGACCCTGACTTATCCTTCTAGATATAAATACTTTTTAACATTTAATGGTAAAATTATAAAAAGAAGTGATAGTTGGGATACAATTGAACAAGCTTATGTTGATAAATGTGATGATGAACATGGTGGTGGTACAGGAAGAATGTTAATAGGTAAGCACAAATTAGTTAATAACATTATAAAAGAAATATGAACAAGGTAATTAAAAAATTAAAAAACGGAGATTTTACAGTTGTTAGTACGAGTTATGACATTCCTGTTAATTATGTCAGGAATACCAAATTGCAGTCAAGGATGGATAGTAGGAAACATTCCTCTGACACCACAAGATACACTTACAAACACAATATTTACCGAAATAGTTGATGCTGATAGCATTACACATTGGTATCATGGTCGTTTGTCTAGTTATTCTAATTGGTGTTATCTACACAATGATTGGGAAAAAGTCGAGGTAAAGTGAGTGCAAAGCCAGATACCGCTAGAAGTTACAGGACTACTATTCTTGACGATAACGCCATTGTTAGCATTAACCTTAAATGGTTGGGTCAGATTGGAGTTCTTATTGCAATGTTGGTATATGGTTATTGGCAAATTGAAACAAGGATTGCAAATCTTGAAAATAAAATGGGTGATGCAAATGAACAAATTGCAGACTTACTTAGTAAACATATTGTGGAAGAAAGAGCTCAAAGACAAGAACTAGCAGATAAAGTAGCTTTTTACGAAAAAGAATTTAATATAAACCCATTAAGTTGGGGTAAAAGAAAAAAGAAATAATGGATTTTTTAGCAATATATGGCGAAGCAGGAATGATTGGAGTAGTGGGTGCTATGTTCGTATATTTAGTTGTATCTCTTAGCAATAAATCTGCAAGACAACAAGAACAATTAGAAAATTTAAAAATTGAAAATAAAGGTCAATCAGAAACATTACAGAATATGGAAGGTATGATTATAAAACTTATTAACAGGTGGAATCAATCAGATGATAAATTAGATCGTAAGTTTGATGCATTGACAAAAGAAATAAATGATTTAGATAATCAAGTATCTAGAATAGATGGATCTCTTAGCAGGATAAATGGCAAGCACTAATGCACACATTAATGGATATATATAACAATCAATATCAAAAGAAAGATCCTAATTCTTTAGTTGTAGAAGTACCTCAAATAGATTCTTTATTAAAACATCTAGATTTATTATATTCAATCGTATTGAAAAAACAAATGGAACAAGAACAGATGCAAAATACAATATCATATTTTAGTGCAGGTCAAGGATCTAAATCACAAGCAGATAGTGTAAACTAATGGATAGCTTAAAGGTAACAGGATTAAGTACAAGTTTAGGAATTGTTTATTGGACAGATTTACTATCTGGTGTGCTTATGTGTATAATGTTTGCAGTACAAATTTACTATTTATATTTAAAAACAAAAAAAATAAAGGAGAGCTAATATGTTAGCAAAACTAATAGCAGACGACTTATTGTCAGATGAAAATGGGGCAGAAATAATTGCTGAAATTAATAAAGCAGTTGATATACCTATCATTTCAGAGAATACAGAACAAAAAATACTTGAAGCACTTTGGAAAGTTATTAAAAGTGTATTGCTTAAAAAAATTGGTGTATAATGCCAGCAGCTAAAAAACAATCTAAGAAATCTTGTGAATGTAAGAAACATATAGAATTTTTATATAAAGAATTAGAAGACTTAAGAGATAAGTTAGAAAAAGTATTAATAAGGATGGGATTGTAAAATGGCTCGTAAGCAAGGTAAAATGCCAGCAAGAAATAAAAAGAACTTTCGTTCTACTAAATCTGGAGCAGGAATGACCAGAGCTGGTGTAGCAGCTTATAGAAGAATGAATCCCGGTTCTAAACTAAAAACAGCAGTTACAGGAAAAGTAAAGCCTGGTAGTAAGTCTGCTAAAAGAAGAAAGTCGTATTGTAGTAGATCTGCAGGTCAAATGAGGATGCATGGTATTAACTGCTCAAAGACTCCAGATAAAAGAATATGTGCGGCTAGAAGAAGATGGAGGTGTTAAATGTCTAAAAAAGATGCTTGTTATTACAAAGTTAAAGCAAGATATAAGGTGTGGCCTTCTGCTTATGCTTCAGGGGCTCTTGTTAAATGTAGAAAAGTAGGAGCTGCTAATTGGGGTAATTCAAGTAAGAAAAGGAAAAAATCATGAATAAAAGTGTAAGAGCGCCTAAAGGTTATCATTGGATGAAATCTGGTAAAGGTGTAAAACTTATGAAGAATCCTAGAGGTGGATATAAAGCACATAAAGGTGCTAGCCTAACTGCTTCTTTTAAAGTGCAGATGACTCCACATTCTAAAAAAAAATAATGGCAAAAGAAGGTCTAAGGAAATGGTTCTCAAGGAATCAAGGTAAAGGATGGGTAGACTGTAAAACTGGTAAACCTTGCGGTAGACGTAAAGGTGAGAAGAGAAAAGGATACCCTGCTTGTAGACCTACAATGGCTCAATGTACTTCTGCTATGAAAAAGAAAACTAGTAGCAAAAGAATAAGTTGGAAATAATGGCTGACGTATTTGGATTATCTGATGTGGCATCTCCAGACACAGGCAGAGGAGGATCAACAAATCTTAAAACTGGAGGAATGAGAAGGAAATATAATATGAAACATAAAGGTAAAATGAAAAAATGTCCTGCAGGGAAAATGTATGACATGAAACTTAAAAAATGTGTAACTAAAAAAGGTGATCTTAATAAAGATGGTAAGATGTCTAGTTATGAAAGCAAACGATCTGCAGCTATTCAAAAATCAATGAAAAGGGGTATGTAATGCCAAGTAAAGCAAAATGTAAAATGATGGTAGGGCCTGGTAAGAAATATAAAACTATGTCTGAGTGTATGAGTTATGGTGGTAAAAAAATGGGTAAAACTCAGAAACCTATGGCATCTGCAAAAGCAGAACAAGACATGGTTGGAACTGCTATGGCTAAATCTAAAAATGTTAGAATGAAAAATCGTATTAAAAAGAATTTAAGTAGAAGTGGTTACTAGTGGGTAAGAAAATAAGTGTAGACCTATTTAGTAATGACATTGGTTTTGGTGACACAGTTAGTCGTGCAATCAAAACAGTAACTAGAGGAAAAATAAAGGAGTGCGGAGGATGCAAGAAAAGACGAGATATATTGAACAGGATGATTCCGTACAGGAACGCTACGAATCGGGGGTAAGAAATGGTGGTGCTATATCTGGATCTGAAGGTGGACTTAGATTAGATATATTTGACCATGATGTAAACTCTGAAGTAGACTTTACGGAAGATACTTGTTCTTTATGTGAACTTCCAGAACACGCTCAAAATCTTATTATAGAAGATATAGAGTACGAGCAAAATGGCTAAACAAACCTATAAAATAGAAAGTTTTCATGGTGGTTTAAATAGCAATGCAGACCCTAGAGATATAAAAGACAATGAGGCATCTAAATTACAAAATGTTAAAATATCTAAATTAGGAAGATTAAAACCAGTTGGATCTTGGGGAACTGACAATATAGGAACTCTTTCTAATCCTCTTAAAAATCGTGGATTAACTACTATGAAATCTGATAAAAGATTTGATGGTACTGATTCTAATGAAACATTTGTAATTGTATATGATACAGATGATAATGCTATTGATATAAAAGATAGCACAAGTTGGAACGATAATATTATTACATCTATAGATACAAATCATCCTGTCTATTATGTAGGAGATGGTAATTTAAGAGTAGGTGATGGTGAATTTAAATCTGGAACTTCTAATAAATGGTTTGGATATATTAATGAACATAGATTTTCAAGTTTAAATGCTGGATCAGGTCAGCCACAAATTACAAAAATAACTTGTGTAGCGGATTCTAGTAATAGTTTAAATCAAAAATGGTTTGATATTTATGGAGGCAATGGAGCTGGAGGTCAACAAAAAAATCAAGTTTGGATTGATATTAATGATAATGAGAGTAGTCCTACTGGTGGAACTGTTGGTGGTTACGGAAGTGGTGATATAATAGAAGTAACTGGATTAGTTACAAATGATACTGCTGAAACAGTCGCAACTCAAGTTGCATCAGCTATAAATGCAAATTCTAGATTTTCAGCAACAGCTAGTCAAGGAATTGTTACAGTTGTAGATGCTTCTAATGAAACTAGAGATGATGCTACATTATCAAATGGAGAAACTGGTTTTACAATAATAACTTCTCAACAAGGATCTTCAAATGGAAGTGCTGGGGTATTAGGATGGCAACAAGCAAATCAATCTATAGATAATCCCACAGCAGGACATTGTTTAATATCTACCCCAGCAGTTGGTAGTGATACTAATGGAGTTAATTCTAGTGCATCTGAATACATAGGTAATGTAGCAGAGGGATCTAATGGAGATGTAGGAGATTTTACAAGTGTAAATTTAAGAGTAGGTATTCAATTTACCGAAATACTTCCAAACACAGCTTCTGATCCTGTTTTTAGTAATACTTCCGCTACTGCTGATAATGTTACAGATATATTTCCATTAATAGGAAATAATAATATTAAAATTACGGGAACTACTAGCGGACTTAGTTCTACTGCTACTGTAGGTTATGTTGATGGTGGAGATTTAGAATATACAATATCAGATTCAAAAATTTGGGCAATAGGATTTTATATGATTCAATCCCAATATGATGAATTAAAAGAAGTTGCAATTACACATACTACAGGTAGTGCTTTTATAAAATATGTTTTTCCTTATCAAGAAATTAAACCAGATTGTTGGAATCTTCTTATTTGTTCTATTAATAATGCTCATATAACAAATGCAGATTTTGGTGATACTCTTATTCAATATACTATAGCAGTATCAGATCATCCTAACACTGCTGGTGTACCAGATTTTTATACAAGTGGCCCATTTACTGCTGATAATAATTCAATAAATGGTTTTCAACCAGGCTTATATGAATTTTATCATACTTATTTATATGATAAAGAAAAACAAGAATCAATGCCTTTTAAATTTATTGATGTTGATAGTGATAAAAATTATAATAGAATAAATATAGTTGGAGATTCTATTTTATTTAATTTTGATGTTTATATTAATTCATATGATAGTGGAGCTAATAATTATTCATTCTCTAAAAGAATAACTGGATCTAGATTATATTATAAAATTGAAGAAAATGATAATTTTTATTTAATAGGAGAATTGGATTTTGTTAATAAAGGATTAAAATGGCTACCTGAAGGTTTAGAAATGAATTATACTATGTCAAATACTTCAAATACAACTGGTAATTGGCTTAGTAAAACTGCTATTATAAAAGAAATATCTCCACTTACAGCAAATAGAATAGATACTTTTAAGACTATAAATGGGTATGGAGCATCTACAGAAACATTAAATGCAAAATTTAAAACAGCAGTTGTTCATGGTAGAAGAGCATATATAGGAAATGTTCAACAAGGAAATAATAATTTTCCAGATAGAATGTTAAAAAGCATGGTAAATAAATTTGATATTTTTCCAGATACAGTCGGCAATATAGATGTTTCAATAAATGATGGTGAAAGCATTATAAAGTTAGAAGCTTTTGCTGATAGAATATTACAATTTAAAGAAAATAATTTATATATAATTAATGTATCTGAGAATGTAGATTTTTTAGAAGATACTTTAACAGGTAAAGGATGTGCATTTGATTATCATGTAACTAAAACAGATTATGGAATTGCATGGTTTAATAAGTTTGGTGTTTATTTTTATGATGGTAGACAAGTTTTAAATTTACTTGAGAAAGATGGAAGAAGATTAATTAGTGAAGATGATTGGGAAGCGTTTATAACTGATGGTGTAGATGGAAACGCTGATGATACTGATATGTCTTCAGCTCATATAGGTTATATACCCAGATCTAGAGAAATATATATTAGAAATGAAAATAGTGATACATATTGCTATGATTTTCTTTTAAGAGCTTGGGCTCAAGGATCTGGTCTTTTTTTTGACTTTGGACAACCTAGTAATTTTGCATTAGACTCTGATCAAAATTTAATATATGTTGATAGAAGTAGTAATAAAAAAAGAACTCTTAAATGGAATCCAGACTCTACTAATAATGGTGGTACTTTTATTTACGCTACAAAAGATATTGATTTTGGGCAACCTCATGTAAGAAAAAAAATATATAAATTATATGTTTCTTATACGTCTGATGCAAACGGAGTTGTTCCTGTTTATTATTCTGTTGATGGAGACACATCATTAAATACAACTGCTGTAGCTGTAAGTGCAATGGCTCTTAGTAAACCTCAATGGACAGTTGCAGAATATAAATTTAATGATGATGCTAAAAGTTGTAATTCTATTCGTTTTCAATTTGGTGGAGCTACAGCGGGTGGTGCTTTTGCTATAAATGATATTACAATTGTTTATAGATTAAAAAATATTAGATAATGCCTTTAACAAGAGAAGAAAGAAAACTACTTCACCAAAAGTCTAAGCAACCTACTTTTGGAGTAAATAAACCAGATCCATCCGAAGGCCGTGAGGGAGATATAGCATATAGAAAAATAGAAGGTTCTGGAACAGTTCAATATTTAAAACAAAGTGGAGAATGGATAGCATTGTCTTCTTCAGGATCTATGCCTTCATCTAGGGATATTATCCCACCAATAAGAGCATCATCTTCTAATAGTCATGGTTCTTTAACTGGTTTAGGAAGCGATCAACATACTCAATATTTACTTGTAGATGGAACTAGAGCAATGTCTGGTAATTTAAGTTTAGGTGGTAATGATATAGGTTCTGTAGATGCTTTAGATGTTAATGGGCATACTACATTAGATAAAACTACAATAGATACAACAGATGGAGCATTTTCTGTAAGCGGTTCAAATCCTATTTCTTTAATAACTACTGGTTCTAATGATATTGATATAAATACTAATCAAACATTAGATGTAGATATTAATGAAGATTATGAAATGTATGTAAGAGATCTTTGTAATTGGGATACTTCAACAGTTGATTGGGATAATTCTTCTACTTTTGATTTAACATCTTTAGGTGATACTACTATAGAAACACAAGGTACAACAAGCGCTCCAAAAACACTTTCATTACTAGGTGGTAAATCTGACTTTACT